GAATCTCGGTAAACCGCTGTCGAAGGCTTAAATTGTCCGCCATGTGGCCGTTTCCCCGTTGTCTGGTAAAAAAAATCCTGCTGGGCGATCACTTAACGTGAATTTCCAGCAAATCAAAAAAGATATAGCTGGAAAAACGACGAATTTTAAGCAGGCAACAGGTAGTTCCTTACTCTATCCAGTTTAAACAGTTCCGGAGGTAAAAGTTCATGCGGATAAGGCTCCAAAATATGATCAGTCCGTCCAAGGGGATCGGTACCACCGGCTTGTGCCTTGTAATTATCTAAATGCTGAAGCATATCTGCACTGTCACAAGGCGCTACAGCATTGGGAACGTCGTCAAAACAGTGAGAGAAAGAAGTGACCTTACGCTTCATACGCTCAGAATCCCCCATCCATGAAAAATGCCAACCAGCGTCACAGTTACCGACGACAATGTCGTTGGGATTCATTCGAATCTGCGAGGGAGTTTTGTCTAAGTGCTCGTGAAGAACAATAGTCCCGCAAGTCCAGTTGTCTGGCGCTTTTGTGCCGTCTCCTTTTGGGTCACGAACACGTAAATCTCCTCGCCCATAGAACATTGGCATCGATAACCGAACGCAACGCTTAGGTTCCGCTTTCGCTAAATCCACGGCTTTTAAAAGCGACTCCGGACGTGGAATTTCGTCAACATCACTAAAAAAGAAAACGGAATCTGAGGGGCACACCCGCATCCCAACGCCAAGGGCGTCTCTCTGAGCATATTCCCGAGCCCAAGGATTCGCGATTTCTTCCTTAGACGGGAGCTCCACATGAAGAACTTGAATATTCTCGTCGGAAATGCCTAATTCTTTTAAAGTTTCGACGCACGTAAAAGGCTTAGGATCGCCTTTAAACGTCTTATTACCGTCTGTAATAATAAAACCGTCTACAATGTCTTTTAAAATGTTTATACGAAGTTCTAAAAGCTCTTTTTCATCAAAGTATAAGAAGCAATCAAAAAGCATGTGGAGTTAAAAAGGCTGTCAGCATATTAGGCCTTTACTGCGGGGTTTCTACCGCCACCCGCACGAATAATCAAAGGAGTTTCCGTAGCAGCTCTACGAGCACGAGCCTCTTTTAAAAGATCTTCTTTTGTGTTCTCTACGTCGTAAGAAGTAAAAGAAGGCTCAGAAGCTGTATTTAAAGTGGGAGGCACGACACCACGGAATGTGCTCTCATCTATACGCGAAGAATTTGAGACATCCCTAATCCCCGATTGCTCCTTTTCTGTTTCTGCTAGTGCTTCGCCCTCTTCCGTGTTGAAACGGCGAGTCAAAGAACGAGAAAGATTAGCTGAGGGATCGAAGTCAACCATTATTTTGCTTCCGTTTTAAATACTCAGATGCTTTATGGCGAGCGCGGCGAGCTTTTTCGGTGTTAGGTACGCGAGTATTTACAGGCTTATCCCCTTTAGTCGCTTCTTTCTTAGCATCATCCGTAGCCTTGCGTTCTTCAGGAGATAAAGAAGCCCACGCTCGACGCGGTAAATACCGTTCAGTGCGTCCTTTTTCGCGAGCTAAATCAGTCAACTGCAACTTCTCCGGGAGTAATTCCCCTCAAAATTGCTGCCTGACGCAAAAGACTGCTTTTCATGGGATCAGCAAGCGCTGTAAGAATGTCGTACTGACTTGATTTTCCTAAATCACTATAGATATCTCTGTATTCGGGTAGGTAAGACCCGAAACCCGACTTAGATGAGAGATACCCCGTTAATCCGGAGACAAGATCTTCAGCATTCATTGGGTTTAATCCTTGTTTTTTTCGTACTCTTCACGGGTCTGCCAGTCCTCTTTACCCCAACGTGAGAGACGATTGGAGGAGGATTTCTTACCGGCGTAAGTTCCTCCCATATCTTTATAATACTTAGTCGCAAGCTGCATTGCTCGGGCACTATGGCCACCGAGTTTTGCCCGAGCTTTAGCTTTAGCTCTCGCCCACTTTTCTGGATCTTTTTTCTTGGCTATTTCGGACATTAGTAGAGAGCAATAACGCCCGCGACGGTGGAAGTACCGCTAACCATTGTCATTGAGATAGGATAAATCTGATCGCCCTCGATGTTATCTACAACAATTACTTGTCCCCTCATATCAGCTAACTCGCCCACGACGGTTCCGGCAACCTTATTGGGTTTAGCTGGAATGTAGATAGCCCGGCAAGCCGGGAAGTTTTTAGTGCCGCTTGCTGGGTTTATAAAATAACCGCTGGTGTAGGGCAGCGCACCAGTCTGGGCGTAGACAGAACCAAACGCTCTAACGTCCATATCAATCGAGTGTTTCTATTAGTTTACTCAGATATTCAGCAGCTTTTTCAAGGTCTTGCTTTCCGTTTTTTTCTTCCCATCGCCACAAATATTTATAGACACAACACTCTAGATAACCCTGAAACTTTAACATACCTGCAGAAGCTAACTGCGCGTCATAGCACTGTAAACCGTTTTTCTCATAATAATTTGGACGGACTGGATCAGGATTATCCGGGGTTAAACCAGTAGATTGTTCCGCCATGTTGTACTAAAAAGTTCCTTAAACGGTATGCGTCAGATCGATGAAGAGTCTGACAACAGTTTTTGCCCGACAGAATATAGCACACGTGAACATATTCGGCACCACGTGTGGCCATGGCGAATTAGAGGATAAGCATCTCCCTTAAGTCTAAAAGATTTCCATGTTGTTTCTTTAAATTTTTAGAGTATTTATTGTCATCATGTTTAATCAAACCATAGGGAAGAATTTCGTAAACTCCATTTTTCCTATGGACAGGGACACAGCGACGGTGTTCATAGCCACTAGGAAGGCGCTCGAAAGCGAGTCCCATAGAGCTTCTATCTGCGATAGGCCAGTTACGAATTCCTGTTTTTGGATAACTATGTTCGGGATGACAGCTATCTGATCGAATATAAATTTCAGCATCTCCTTGGTCTAGGATCATCCCGCAGTAGTAAGGACTTCCGAGCTGGACAAAAAAATCAATCTCATGATCCACCACAAGAATTTTTGGGACCATGAACCCAAAGTGATGCCAAACGTTCGGAGTTTCTTTCGTCAGAGACCACTGATTGTAATTACCGATTAGAACACGCTTATTGTCATACTCTTCGTAAAGCCCAAACCCCGGCTCTAACCCATACTGACTTAAAATTGGTTTCCACTTCCGGTAATAGTTAAAGTTTTCACTGGTTATGTAAATATCGTTTTCCTGGTAAATATAAAAATCTGCGGCGCGGTTTAGAACCGCCGACATCAAATCGTGTTTATGCGCCCAAGTTAAATACCAATTTTTGTACTCTGGAGACGCGACTTTTACGTTTATTTCTAGCGTATCGAACTGCTCAAACAAAGATTCCAGCGTGGAAACGTCGTCTTGAGCTTCGTAGTTAATATAAATATTAACAGAGACCTCGTGAAAAAAACGAGAATATTCGGTTAAGACATTAATAAGAGGATCAATTCGTTTTAAGGGATCGTGCGCAGTTATGGCGACCCAGATTTTTTTAGACATGATAAAGCTCGGACAGGCCGAGAGACCTTTTGCACTCTAGTGCCGCCACAGTGTCCAAAATATTCTTCTCAATATTCGATTGTAAATTCCCCGCGTCGCTGCAAAAACTGAATAAGCCAGGTATATGCGTCTAACAAATCATCGTGCGCTGTAGATCCAACATTGATTAACTGTTCAAATAATGCATCAAACTTACGATACTTATTAAAGATGATCTTTTTATTCTCCAATAAACCCAAAGTACCCCTGAATCGAGCAACCTTATCTCCTCTAAAACCCTTAACCTCGTGAATGTGGAGATTACCGAGTTCACGTTCGTTCACCAAGACGCGTCGAAGATCCGCCGCCAATGATGCTTGATACGCAACAGATTCCACCACAAGAGTTACAGTCGAATACGTCGGCATAAATTGTCCGTCGTGTTGCGTCAGAATCCCCCACTCCAGCAACATGTCGCACAGCATATCGATCTTCTCCAAGTTGCCGATGGAACGGCACTGATGTGAGTCGATGATGTAGTACTTGTCTTTTAAACGTCCGCCTAAAACAAAAGCGGTGTAATCGCTTGTCTCAGTTTTACTGGCGGATAAGTCAATGCCTACGGCGAGAGTATCGAACTCAGTAACAACCTCACCCTTAATAAGCAGATCTGGCGACACAACCAAATCAGATGTCATGACAGGTTGTTGCTGGTACTGGAACGCAAAAGCAACAGGGTCTAACTCTTTCTGTTGAAGCAGATATTCTGTCGACCACTGCTCCGGCCAATAGCTAACCGGGTTGCCGTGAGAATCGTACGTAATGGCTTCTTGTGTGACCTGTTTCCACCCTTTATCTGGAACGAACATCGTTTTATGGATGTCCAACGGATGGAAACGAGTACCCAGACATATAGACCGACCACCCTCGAAGATAATCGGAGCAATAACTGATGACCAGTTATTATTCATCTCCTCCCGAATGGCAGGATTTCGAATATCCGCGCTCGACTTAATAGGGTCATCCACGATCACCAGGTGCGCACGTTTCGACGTAATCGAACCCCGAAGCCCTGCGGCACGCAGTGTAAATTCTTCGTCACCTACGCGAGGGATACCCGCAAAATCGAAGTCAATAGACCAACCGATATCCGACTGCATCCCCGCCCTTAAACGAACTCGTGGAAAGACCTTGCGGAACTCCGACGAATCAATGATCTGTCGAATAATACGACTCTTAGGTATAGCCGTTGCGATGTTATACGATACGTAAATAATCTGTAGAGGTAACCTAGCCGTCGTGTGGCGCCCAATAATCCACGCGGTAAACATGTTGAGCGCTGTGGACTTAGCGCTACCCCTAGGAGCCAGAATATCAAGGTTTGGCCCAGCGATATCTAACAGATATTTATTTGACTCCCCCGTGATCAAATGCCGATGCCACTCCAGCATGTGCTTCGCTGGGGGCTTATCTAGCAGAGTACAAAACGTGTGAAAATCGTCTGCTGCCTTGCTGTATATAGTATTAACGTTATTATCGTTCTCCTCAGACGCCCTAAGTGCACGCAATTGAGCAGCACGCCTATACGCAAATGTTTCCCGACTCGGCATGTCAGTAAGTTGACAGTGCAGTTATATTACTAGCAATCAATTCTAATCGCACGGATGGCAAAAATTCTCTGGTATGGAGATGCCTGCTGTAATACAGGATTTGCTAGAGTTACTCACAGTATCTTAGATCATCTCTCCAAAGAGCACGAAGTTACCGTTATTGGCATCAACGCTACAGGAGATCCGCACGATTATCCGTTTAAGGTCTACCCCGCATCCACGATTCATTGCGGCGACCGGTTTGGGGTCCCTCGAATCCCTGAGATTATCGAAAAAGTAAAGCCAGATATTTTTATTTGTTTGCAGGACATTTGGATCTGCAACCAAGTTTGGGAGCGATGCCAGTTCCTAAAACCAACGCACAAATTTAAATTTATTGCATATTTCCCAATCGACAGCGAAGGGTACTATCCGGATATGCTCCGGAATATCCCTCACTGGGATATGGCAATCACATTTACCGTTAACTGCGCAAACCGAATCCTTGAGCATGGGATTCAAGCCACGCGGTTGGGAGTCCTGCCGCACGGTGTGGACACGTCGAAATTTGCGCCGATGCCTCGCGATGAAGCCCGCGAGAAACTTGGATTGCCTAAAGATAAATTCATTGTTCTGAACGCAAACCGTAATCAACCCCGCAAACGGATTGATCTAACGATCCAAGCATTCGCAAAATTTGCGGTCGATAAACCTGACACCATGTTGTACCTCCATATGGGGGTTAAAGACATGGGGTGGGATGTGCTCCCCCTCTTTAAACGCGAAATGCAGCGTCACGGTTTAGATGACACCCAACGCCTTGCCCTTACTTCTAATAACATTAATTACACAGACGCACCCCCGGATGACTTACTGAATCTTATCTATAACGCTTGTGACGTAGGTATCAATACCGCAGACGGCGAAGGTTGGGGTCTTGTATCTTTCGAACATGCAAGTTGCCGCAAACCGCAGGTTGTTCCCGACCACACGGCGTGCGCAGACATCTGGAACGAAGCTGCACTCTTAACAGATATTGCTGTTTGGGTAACCGACAAAGATCTGGGCGTCGTACGCGGGCTAGTCGATATCGACAGTGCCGTCAAAAATCTCAACGACTTGTACAACAAAAAGGACTTATACGAAGAAATTGCTGAATGCTGTTACGCAGTAACTCAGCGACCCGAATATCGATGGGAGAATGTATCTGCCGGTTTCAGTCAAGCTATTAAAGACCTCCTGAAGTAATCCAATGCAAGTAACTAATCGCTTTTACCACGCGTACTCCGACGTGGTGTTTCCAGTCAAAACTCCTCAGGAGGATACCCCAGACGTATATACGCAAGCTGAAAAACTTGGCGGTAAATTTACGAGGATTTTGCACGGGCTTCCCGCAGGATCTATCGCAAATTTCAGCCCCTCTATCGTTAAACATAAAAACAAAACCTACATTGCGTGGCGGTCCCAGCCTGAGCCGTTTGGTTTCCGCTACGACAACAACTATTTTTATTTAAACAACACTCCAACAAATGTTCAGATCGGTCTTCTTCACGACGACAAAACTATTCTGGGGACTAAACCGCTCAGACCAAACAAACACCGATTGAGTTACGAAGATCCCCGTCTATTTGTAGGCCCAGATAACGAACTTTATGTTCAGTTTGTTGGTTCGACATACGCGAGTCAGTACAACAAAGGAGGTCAAAAGTTATTTGATGTCCCTAAGATTGTTGTTTGCCACGTTGACGAAAAAGGTGATGCGGTAAAAGCTGCTATCCCACCTATCGGTAAAAACTTAGAAAAAAAAGAAGCAGAGAAAAATTGGTGCTTTTTTACGTACAAAGACGAACTCCGTTGCCTGTATTCGACAAGGCCTCTTGTTTTTGAGTGCGAAAAAAACGAAAAAATCACCATCAACACGGATGCTTTAGATCAAGTAACTTTTGGTGCACCAACATTCAATTCAACGGCTCCTATTGATCTTGGTTATGCCTATCTGATCTTTTATCACTGGAAGCACATGGTGTCGACACCGCAGGGTTTTACGTACCTGCAGTATCACTTAAGTGCTTACATGATTGATAAGAAGTTCACTAAAGTTACCCATGTAATTAAACGTCCCTTGTTCTCTGGGTCCTTGAACGACCGGTTGATTCATTGGACTGATTACGCGGGTAATCCAGTTTCAAATCAGCCTGCAGTTCTCCTTCCATTTGGAGCCTACGTGGAAAACACAGAGCTCGTTATGAGCTTGGGCGTAAACGACGCATTTATGGGGATCTTCCGATGCCCCGTTGAGTCAATTATGCGTTTGCTTGAACCAGTAGACGCGTGATCAAGCTTTCTCTTCGCGCTCAATGGTGCTCCACACCAGGATCGACGCTTCCTCGATGAAGTTCTGCAGCGTAGGCTGACCGTCCAGAGTCTGAATTAACTCACGGATACAACGGTCAGCCCCTGCCAAAAGTAGTCCGCGTCGATCTAAACCGTCGGTAATCGACCGAACAGCTTGGATGTGAGAACGTAATTCTTTCTGCAAGGCGGAGATTTTTGTCGCCGCCGTAGCGTGGTCTAACATGCCCGTCAGGGTCATATCCCTTACGTTTTTAATATCATCGTGAAGCCCATCAATCTCAATTAAAAGAAGGCGGCGAAGATCGTTCTTTGGGTATTTTTCTTGAATCCACGCGGTCAGATCTGAAATGCTTCCTTGGTACCCAGGGGTAAGAAACCTGGCATACAAATATGCTTCAATATCGCTTGTAGAGTTTTTTGCGTAGTGAATAAACGCGTCTTTTTGAGACTTATCTAAGGAACCGAGCCAATTACCAACCGTGGTTGAATCCCCTATTTGCGACTTTATCACGCAAAAGCTCCAACTCCAGCCATAGCCATTCCAGCACCGTATTGACGTTGTGCCATCTCCTGAGCAAAACGCTGACGGTCAAGAGCAGATTGACTCTCGTAGCTCTGTTGCGACAAAGCTAATTGACCTCCAATTTGCTCACGTTGTAAAACACGCTTGCCTGCAGTTTCTTGTTGACTGAGAGCAAGTTGACCGCCAAATTGCTCTCTTTGGAGCTTACTAGCACCGCCAGTCTGAGCTCGTTGCATTGCTAATTGGTTAAAAGTATCTTGCTGAGCTTTACTAATATCTAAATTAGTCTTCGCAATATTTTGCGCCAATAAATTACGATTGGCTGCGGCGTCCTGATTCATCGCTGCCGACATCTGAACAGCAGGTGACAGCAATGATGTTTCGCCCTGCAGAACACGATCTTGAATCTGGGATTGAGTTGCTGCGTACGTTTTAGCGAGATCAGATCCAGTCTGAGCTCCTAAAAGCTGCATCGCAAGGTTAGTTTTCTGCTGAAGTCCTAAATTCTCAATCGCACTCGAAGCGAACTGAGCAGGAATGGCAGCGGCAAGATTTGAAGAAAGCTGATCCTTCTGTGCGGCTAATTTAAACCGGTCATAAGCAGACTGACCAAGAATTTTACTGAGAATACTTTCAGTGCCGCCGTATAAAGCGGTTGCAGCAGCAAGCTCTTGGGCGGAAGAGGTTAGTAACGTATTTCCAGGCGCCAAGCGTGTTGAGTACATTGCAGCAAGGCTTGGATCCAACCCCATTTGTGTTTGCTGAGGCGCACTGGGTTGACGCAAAGCTCCAATAAGAGTGCCTGCTCCGCCAGCAAGAGTTCCCGCAGCACCGATAGCACCAAGAACAGGAAATACCATGACTTATTTCAGGTTAAAAGTCTGGAAAGGAGCCATCGTGGCTTGGTACTGCTGACCCAACGCGTTCATAAAGTTCGTGTTAGGCGTAACGGATGCCCACGCTGTAGCAGCAAGGGAACTCATGGCGCGAGAATTAGCTTCAATCTGAGCAGCTTGAACATCCCGCCAAACGCGCATTCTCTCTAGAGCTTCTTGCCGACGAGTATTCGCAAGAGTTTGACGATACGCAAGAGCGCTAGTCAGTAAGGACCGACGAAGAAACTGTTCGGTTTCTTGCTCTCGGAGCTGTTGCTGGAATTCGGGGCTCAGATATTTATCTAAACGACTCAGGATATCCTGCGGCGTCTTGTCTTCGGTCTGCGGGATTTTCTGGGAACCTTCTGGCTCAGGCAAGGTAGGGGGAGGTGGCGGCGTAGTACTCTGAGGAGCCGTTGGAGTTTGCTGCCAATCTGTTTCGCCACGGCTGCTCCCTGACCCGCCGCCTGCAGCAGCCCGACGGCGTTGCTGAGCTTCGAGCTCAGTGCGGACGGATTTAGGGAACGCACCAAAGATTTCTCTGTACGACTCAGGGCTTTGATATCCATAACGCTCTCCAGCGTAGTATTTTTTTTGGCCTTCGATATCTTTTGCTTCACCCACGGTAGGGGCATAGCCCGGGATGAATTTAGTACCGACGGCGTGAGCTACAGCGCCAAAAGGGTTAAGAAGCGTTGCAGTAGGCCCAAATAACGGGTTGGAATAAAGCGTTTGACCAGCTTCGTAGAGGGGATTAGCCATGTATGTTCCTCCTTAAACTGGTTTAGCTAGTTCAGCAATAGCTGAATTATTTTCAAAGCGTTCTCGGGCAAGAACGTTCTGAAGAGCAGATTCCATAATCCCTTGAGCTGCAGTGTAGCCGGATTCAACACGTTGGCGTTGAATGTCACCAAGAGATTTAACCTGCTGTTGGCGAACAGCGGACTGAGCCTGAAGAGCATTCGACATATAATCGAATTGCTTCTCCGCCATAATCTCCCGAATCCGACGATTAGAGAGACTTTCAGCTTGCTTCTCGCTCAATTGAGCTTGGAATACTGAGAAGGATTGAGGATCGATTGGTTCCTCAGCGATGGGTCCAAGACCAAACCGCTCCGAAATAGCGTTCAGTGCCCGAACCCGTGGAATAACACTCTCGTAGTATTGCTGATAAGACAGCCCTAACTCAGGACTAAAGAAGTACTTACTGGCTCCAGAAGGAACACCCGTAGGATATTGAGTGGGCTGAACACCCCCAAGCAAACCACCTGCGAGTTTCTCTGCAGCGACCTCAAGTCCAAGCGCACCCGCTAACTTGGCCCCACCGCCGAGGGCAGTCCCGAGCAGTCCGCCTCCACCGGCAGCAGCGGCAGCGGCAGGAACAACAGCGGCAGCGGCAGGAACAGCGGCAGCGGCAGGAGAAGCCCCAAGCCCCGTGGTAGTAATTACCCCAGCGCTAACTAAACCTTTAAAAACTTCGGGGTTATTTAAAATAGCATTAACCTTAGAGGCGTCACCGCCAAAGGCATTTAGTAAGTCAGAGTAAACTCTGCTTAAGTTACTAACCCCAGCAACACCTCTAATTGCCATTAGCTCCTAGCCGGGTTATCAAAGGAAGTGCCGGATAACGGCTTCTTGTTGTATCTTACATCATCTAATTCATCCTTAGGGATTATCCCACGCTCGGTCTGTTCTTTTGAAGGATACGCAGCGGTCTGCGGAAAATTAGATTCCAAATACATTGATAAGAATGCTATCGGATCTATCTCCGGAGCATCCTTACGAACATCACGTTCGCGGAGTTGTTGTTCGCGGTGCGTCATGAATCAACCAAGCTCTTGATACTGGACGGAAGCAGGAATCTGAGATGTTGAAGGAGCATTAAGAACAGAGTACTGACCGCCGTAGTTAGGGAGGTCATACTCCAAGGGACGTTGCTGGCTGAGAAACTCGCCAGACTCCAAGCTCTGAATACCCATATTTTGTAAGAACTGAATAAAAGCACTCATTAAATAGTCATCTCCAATAACGAGTGCAAGCAAATCTTCGAGCTCGGCACCGTCACCAGCTGACACCACACCGGCACGTAAGCGATGTTCTAACTGGTTACGGGCTTCAGGTTGGTTGACTTTTGGTTGTGCGTTAAGGGAACGTGTAGCATTTGTGTACATGCCATCAGCTTCATGCCCTGGCATGGGAGGAGCAGCGCGATGGAAATTCCGCAGAACAGAAGCAACCATAGGAGCTGCAACAGCTTTTTCCGCAGAAGTTACAGGAACAGGTAACCCCAGAACGCGGGCTGCAAATTCATAATCCTGGGGAGAAAACACCGGAACACACCGCTACT